TGATGCCAAGCTTGTTCTATTTCAACAAAATCCACAAGCTCGTTGAAAAGACAAGGAAGAAAGCGATTGCCCACATCACGCCAAGTGCCCGGTTTAATATCTCTGGGATGGGCAGTAAGGGCATGACTGCAAGTAACCCAGCGATTATTAATATAATAGCGAACGTCATTTAGTTTATCTGGTATGTAATGCACGATTGTTTGGAGATGATCGAGCCCTTCTTCAGCGATCCAATAACGGACAGGATGCGCTTTGGCTGAACTGGCATACCAAGCATCCCACTCTTCACTGGTACCGCATTTGAGTTTTGGTGAACCACGAAGCCAATCTGCAAATTTTGAACATGTCCAATAATGACTACGCATTTTAATTCCTTAAAGATTGTTCTGCTGAACAAGTTAATTATACTATCTTTCTATAAACCTGTCAATAACAATTGGAAAATGACTCAGATTTTTCTGTGATACCCTGCCAAATACAGCATCATGCTGTACTGCTCGTAGGCTTTTTTCACTGACTCGTGAGTCATACGAAAGTTTGATTCCTCACGTTCTTTGGCCATGAGCATTTCGAACATGTCAGAGTAGCCTTGACTGTGCGGATTATTATTAAAGAAGCGTTTTTCCATCTCTACCAGAGTTTTTAATCTACTCTCTGGAATCTGTAGGGTATAGAGTTTTTCAGTTTGATATTCTATGATATCGTTTCGTATGAGGTCTGCACGTTCGGGATCTGTGAAGAATCTGGGAGGATGGTATCTAGCATGTCGCTCTGTGTCATTGACCACTCGGACCTCGTAGTTTTCACAGAATTTTTTGAGATTATCTTCCACGGCCTGCAGACTTCTTGGTTGGTTTGTTTACATTGACCTGGCTACCATGTATGCCGTGATTGGCATCTGTGGCGTTTTTGTCGTTGTTTTGTTTTTGATTTTGTTTCTTTTTCAGTAATGCAGCTTTGAGTAGGTCTGTTTTCATTGTGGCTCCTTGTTTAATAAACTTTCTGCCATAGGAAATACTGTGGCGATGACTTCAGCACAGGCTCGAGCGATGTCCATGTGTTCTTTTTGTGTGCCGTTAGCTGCCCTTAGTTCAATATAATGTATCCAAGAACGCAGTGTTCCGTTCATATACAGCCGGCTTTCTGTATTTCCCTCTGGTAGAACAGCACGAGCTTGTTCTTTGGCTATGCCATTATTGACAGCCCAAGTGTAGGCTTCTCTACTGGCTCTAATAACACTCTGTTGTTTTTCTTCCCATAGACGTGCAAGTTCTCTTTGTTCGGAGTCTTGCATATCCAGTTCGACACTGTTCTGTCTGTTTCGAGTGTCCTGCAACCGTGCTTCTCTAATGACGAAATTAAGATCCTCGACAGGGTTAGCATATCGCTGTGAGAATTCTTGGAATGAGAAACTTCTGTGTCTGAGGATTTGACGAGCGATATCTCTAGTCGTCGTGATTTCCAAACAGGCACTGACCATCTCCAAGGGACTCCAGTGTGCGTGTTTGATAAGATATCTGATAAGCTTCTCTGATGTCTCTGTATTGAATTGATTCGATGGGTTGCTGACACGGGCGCAATACGCAATGAGTTCCTGCGCATCTTCGATACCCCTGAGTCTAAATTCGCCTGTGGGTTGACTATAGGATAAAAGTTTAACATTCATTTATGATTCTTTCAATATTTTCATGATCTTTTCTTTTTCTAAAAGATCTTTTTCTAGTTCCACGTATTGGTTACGCAGTTCTTTTAACTGTTCCCAACGAGATTCTAATTCCGTATTAGGTTTCAGTATGGCTAGACGTTCTTCAATCTTTTCTATGGCTTGGGTTAGACTCTTACCACCTACAACAATGTCAGCACCTTCTTTCATGGTCAATCCGTCTGCATCAATAAGCACAGTGGAGGGGTTAGTGCTCATGGTATAGCCACTGGTGCCGTTTGTTGTATAGGTGTAAGGGGAGGTAATACTGCCTGTGGTGAACATACTGCTATCAAGGGTGATAGTATCTATACCCATACCGGGTCCTACATTATAGGTATAATTAGCAGCACCATATCCACCAAGATCAATAGTGGTACAATCACCACTACTGACCGCGATGGTATCCTCGATGCTCACATTATGCTGACTTGGCTTCTTTGCGGGCATTTTTTTCTTCAGTGATTTCGTTTCTGCGAGCCTTGACCAACTTACCTACTTCTTGCAGAGCTTTACGAGCGCGGGTTCCTGCAGCATTGTTGCCGGCTGCGAATTTAGCATCCTCTGAGAGAAATGCATCTAGTGCTGCTTTGAGTTGTTCTACTGTGTTTGACATATCTGTTTCCTTATCGTTATGTGAATATACTTATTCCGGTCAATGGTGTGGTCGGTAGGTTTCGAACCTACAAAGGCTACGAACTACGTCAGCGCCCCGTCCCCATTCTGGACTATGGGTCCAGCGGGAGCTTTGCCAATTTGCTCACGACCACAAGTATAGTATATAACCTTATTTTTTTAAATGCAAGAGATATCTGTGTTAAATACTAGCATATTATGATTGTAGACTTTCAAAAGATTCCGTTTCACGAGATTGTGCGTTTCGGGCAAAGAACCATGCTATACCGTCCACTTTTTTCTGTGAGTTGGATCTTGGGCAGATTCTGTAACTACAACTGTTCTTATTGCTGGCCCTATGCTAGATCAGATCGAATCGATCATCAGAGTTTAGAAACCTACACCTCGACCATTGACGAAATCAAACGCCAGGCCAAACTAAATGGCTTCGATCAATTCCATTGGAGTTTCAGTGGAGGGGAACCTACGGCCTACAAACATTTGAATGATTTAGTCAAGCACCTACAACAGGACGCAGTGTCTCCATACCAAAGCATACATATGACCACTAATCTTTCACCGGGATCCAAATGGTGGAATACATGGTGTTCAAACACAGACATGCTGCAACGTCGGAGTATTACCGCATCATTTCATGCCGAGTTCGCCAAGGAACAAGAATTCGGAGATAAGTGTCTTCAGTTGATCCATGAACTAGTGCATGTTACAGTGAATCAAGTAATGGTTCCTGAGCAGTTTTGGGAACTGTATGATCGCTGTGAAAGGTTTCATCACCGAGGTATAAACGTCACGCTGAAACCACAGAGTGATCCTACTGCAAGTCATATTGTTAGTGGCTACACTGATGAAATGATCCAGGCCATGCAGACAGGTTTTGCACAGAAGGCACAAGGAGAAGAAATTTATCAGATAGCTCTGTATGAACAAAATGGGACTGAACATTTATTTGATCAGGCCGAACGCTTTAACTCATTTGGATTTAACAAATTTCAAGGTTGGAGTTGTAATAGTGGGTATCAAAGTGTTATAATAAGAGGTAATGAGGTCAAGAGAAGTTACAGCTGTCACGATCTGCCACTAGGAACTCTTGAAGATGGTTTTACATTATTCAATGAACCGACTAAATGTATTACTTCTAGCTGTGTGAGTTCTGCAGATTCAAAAATACCAAAATGCAAATAAACACCGAACATCTGCATCATTGGATGCAGGCCATACGACAAAGCCCCGATCCTATGCGAACCATGGATGCGTTTTGGAGCGGCCAATTAAAAAGCAAAGAGTGGCTGATTCAAAATCTAAGACATCACGTGAAAAAATTCGTTACCATAGACATACACGGCGGGTGGGTCGGAGTACTAGCCAGCATGTTGTTTCAAAGTGATGTGCCTGTGGTTAATATTCGCAGCGTTGATATAGATCCCGCATGCGAACCTATTGCCGTTAACATGAACAAGATAGAAGAAATGGTTGGCAAGTTTCGTGCAGTCACCGCAGATATGTGTGCTATTCGCAGCGATGCCGATGTTATCATCAATACCAGTTGTGAACATATCACACAAGAACAGTATGATTTATGGCTGTCGGGTATGCCGCATAACAGTTTATTTGTTTTACAAAGTAATAACTATAACATTCCAGAGCATGTTAGGATAGCTAACAGTTTAGATGAATTTAAAAAACAGTGTAACATCGATGCTATATGGGCCGGAGAACTAGAGTTGCCTCTCTATAAACGATTTATGATAATAGGCAAAAAATGATTAAGATCGATGGTGTTGAAATATTTTTTGACAGCGGTTGGAAAAATATAGCTGTCAGTCTTAGCGGAGGTGCAGATAGTACACTTTTAGCCTATCTACTTTGCGATCATATCAGAGAAAAAAATTTAGAACATATAACAATTCATATTATAAGTCATGTTAGATGTTGGAAAACTAAACCTTGGCAAAAATACGATAGTCTTAAAATTTATAATTGGTTAATACAAGATTTTAAAAAAATAAAGTTTGAAAGACACACAAACTTTATATCTCCCGATCTCGAATATGCTGTTACAGGTCCGTCTCTCATCGACGAATACGGCAAAAAGGTAAGCGGGGACAATATACAAATACGAGGATTCGCTGAATATATTTGTCATACGTATGATATTGACGCACACTATAACGCAGTAACAAGAAATCCTACAGGTGTTGATTTTTTCGGAATGGTTGAAAGAGATATCGACCCTAATGATGATAATCGACATCTTGTTTTAATGAAACACATGGATCGGTGGGCTATACATCCTTTTAGATTTATTGAAAAAAGTTGGATCGTAAAACAATACTATAGATTAGGATTAGAAGATTTATTAGAAAATACAAGAAGTTGTGAAGGTGAAGTCGAAGATTTAAATTATAAAACGTATAGGCCTTATCAAAACGTTCCTGTGTGTGGAAAATGTTTTTGGTGTAAAGAAAGAGAGTGGGCAATAGCATGTCAAGATTGATTACTTTCGGGTGTTCTTATACCTACGGTGAAGGGTTACCGGATGTTAAACTTAATTTGTTACGAAATCCCAAAGCGCCTAGTAAACTAAGCTGGACTAAAATATTAAGTGACGAGTTAGGATTAGAATTGGTTAATGTTAGTTTTCCTGGTTCTAGTAACACTGAGATATTGTATAATATTTTAACTTTTAATTTTCAACCGGACGACATTGTGGTAGTGATGTGGACCCATTGTATACGAGATATTAGATTCGATAGTTGGTTAAAATTTATATCTCAGCGAACCAGACTAGGATTTTGGACAACCAATAGCAATAAAGCATGGGAATCGCAAATTACAATCAAAGACTATGTGTATAAAACATGGTTATGCATACATCATGCTGGGCTTTTTTTAAAATCTAAAAAAATCAATCATCTTCATTATCCGTTTGATGTGTCTGAATATAAAAGCCATGTCATTAAAGAATTAATTATTGATGATTTTTTTGAAGAAGGATTTATCGTGGTGGACAAGGTTAAAGATGGGCATCCAGGAGTCGAATCAAATAAATTGACTGCCTACAATATTTTAAGAATACTAAATGAAAAGTAAAACATTTTGCATGCATCCATTTACCGGACTTGCCACTAGAGAAGATGGTGCAGTAAAAGTCTGTTGTCGCAGTGCCCCGATTGGTTTTATACAAGAGTCTAGTCTAGAAGAAATATGGAACAATGATTCTATGCGTGAAGTGCGTAGGCAGGTACTTTGTGGTGAGCGTCCCGAAGTATGTAAGCCCTGTTTTGATCTAGAAGATCAAGGAGTAGAAAGCCTGCGTCAACGACACATCAACGGTATAATTCCCGAAGCCCGTATTAACTTATATCCCAAGGCTCTCGATCAGTTAAACGACAATTATACCATGCCATTTGAAATTCCTACCATGGAAATTAAACTGAATAATTTATGTAATCTCAAATGTCGTATGTGTCATCCTATGGATAGCACAGCATGGAACGATTGGAGTGAAGTTAAAGATCTTTATAACAAAGAGGGTAATTTTTTACCTGATAAAATTATTAAATTAAATTTAGAACGCAAACCCTTTTTAGACAGTTTTGAAAACACAGATAATTGGTGGTCTAGTTTCGAGAAGTTATTGCCTCATTTTAGACGAGTGGAGTTTGCAGGTGGCGAGCCATTAATGGATCCACAGCATTATCGAATCCTTGATATGCTTAAACCGTATGGTAAAAATATAGAAATTAAATATGCTACCAACGGCACTACCTTAGGCATTAGCAAAGGTAGAACGGTTCATGATTATTGGCCATATTTTCAGTCTGTTGCGGTAAATGTTAGTCTCGATGGCATACACGATGTATACAATCATATTCGCACCAACAGCAATTTTTCAGAGGTTGAAAAGAATATCAAAGAAATACAGACAATACCAAATGTTAGCAGAGTGGTTGGCGCATTTACCGCACAGGCCGGTAATATCTTACAGGCTGCTGAGTGTATAGATTATTTTATAAACGAAATGAATATAGTATTCTACAGTCATCGTGTGAGTTATCCTAACGTGTTATCAGCGCAGGTCTTACCGCAGGAATTAAAAGATTTGGCTATCAGCAGATTGCAGTCTGTGGCAGACAGAGTTCATAAATTTTCCAACATTAAAAAATATCCTATCTTGGAAAAAATTACTCAACAACAGATTAAAGATAATGTAAATTATTTACAGGCCAGAGATCAGAGTCATCTATGGCCGGATTTCTTAGAATTTAATCGTAGATTAGATGTCACAAGAAATCAAAGTCTAATAGAAGCTGTGCCGGAGTTTGCTGATTATGTATAAGATCACTTCATCTTGGCCGCATCAAGATCAACTTAAGATAGAATGGAACTTAGGTAAACGCTGCAATTATGATTGCAGTTATTGTCCTGCTGAAATACACGATAATTTTAGTCCGCACACCAGTATAGATCTTTTAGAGAAAGCAGTAGATAAACTGTGTGAAATAGGTAAACCTTTACGTATCAGCCTCACAGGAGGGGAACCATGTGTGCATCCAGACATAGAGGATCTGCTTGAATATTTTAAACGCAAAAATATTTACTGGGTAAATTTAACTACAAACGGAACCAGAGGATACAGATGGTATTTAGAAAACGAAATATTTTTTAATCATGTAGTTTTCAGTCTTCATTTTGAACAAGATTGGACTCGAATATTTGATACAATTTTAAAATTCTATGACAGCACAGAACGTGAGTTTTTTGTTAATGTTATGGCGCACCACAAACATATGCACAATGTAAAAACTGTAGTGAAAAAATTTAATGAGATTGGAATCAAATATGCTGTTCGTAGAATTCGATGGACCGAAGGCGATCATAATGTTTTCGATGATTTAAAATATGACGGTGAAGATCTTCAATGGATTCTAAATCATGATGCTACAGCAAAACCAAATTGTAGAATAGATGATTCAAAAATCATGCATGCTAATGATGTAATAAAACAACATCTTAATCAATTCAAGGGGTGGAGCTGCAATGCAGGCCTAGAAAGTCTTATGATAAATTGGGATGGAGAAGTACATCGCGCTACTTGCAGAGTTGGGGGTGGCCTAGGCAATATTTACACTGGAACATTTATTTCTCCGATTGATCCAATTACATGCACAAGAGACTGGTGTACCTGTGCTGCAGATATTCCTTTGTCTAAACAGAAATTATAGGGATAAAGTTTTTTG